TTGTCGTTATCCATCTATATAGACTCAACCTAGTTGGGTTTTTTGGTTCTTTTCTTATATTTGTTTCTATTTGTTGTATGTAATAGTAATATTTAGATACGTTATTCGTAAATAGGAACTGCATTGTTCTATATATACATATTATTATAGCATATTTTTTACTAAAAGTCAAGAACTTTTTATAAAATAAGAAATATTACCTGTAGGACAGTGGTTTTACAGTGCAGATTCTGTACATTTACAGTGCAGATTAGCATTATGCAAGTTGCATTATGCAATTAATTGAAAAATAAGAACAAACAACTAGATTTGTTATGGCCTAATTTGACTCTTTTTTGTATCTGTGGGGCACCACCGCGCGCAGAACTGCAAAATTCCCCTCCCCCGGTGTCAAAATAGAACCGGCCTATGGTGATCAATGCAGAATTAGGCAGAATGAGAGGCAATGAAGGTCCACATATAGCCCGACACTATCGACCAACACAGCGCCATTGATGGGTTCTCATGGCCTATGACAAGACTTAAATGCATTTAAGTTTTTTTCTGATTATCTGTTGACATTTGAAAAACGAAGCCTCAGACTGTGTGCATGGTGCTATTCCGCACTGTTGCTAAAGGTAGATAGATATGAAAGCTGAAAACGTACAATCCAACACAAGCGCACCATTCATCGCTGGTCGACAGTTTGGAAAATTCCACAATGACCAGTCCACACTGTTATCCGTTCGGCTGTTGGACGATGCAAGGAAGATCCACACGGTTCAGGATATGAAGGATTACATCGCGGGCTACAAGGAAACACTGACCGGCACTGACAGCTCAAAAGATGCGATGGCGTCAATGGTGCGAACGATCCTCAAGGTTGCCACGGGACTGGACGCCAAACTGTGCGAGTACCACAAGGTCAAGACACCCGCCGCCGGTCAGAAGGTAGTCAAAGCCAAAATGGATAAGGGCGTGAAGGGTATCGACTCACTCGCCAAGGCGCTCCGCATCCCTAGTGCTGGAAAAGCTGAAGGCGACGGTGAAGGATCCGAACCAACCGCCAACGATGCCAAGGATCTGGCGACGCTATGGTCGACGTTCATAGGTGACGCGCTCAGCAACGGGCACACCAAGGATGACATCGCCGCGTTCATCGCTACCCTTGACCTCTCCGCATGAATGACACCATGGGATTAATCCTGATAGCTTGCTTTCTGCTTATCGTTTACGCTGAATTGACAAGCTAATCTGACCCCTACCGAAACCCTGCCAGCAATGGTGGGGTTTTTTTATGCCCGTAATTCTCTCTGTATCGCTCTCTAAGCGACGTTCTATTCCTACCCTATACCATACCCTTGCTTTTGTTATCGTTGCTCACAGCGTCATACAGAGCCTCTCATAGCGTCGCTAGGCGCGTCTATTTGACATGGTTATTATGCTGTGCGATAATATGTGCTGGCTGGGGCGATAACGTCCAGCTATATCGAAATTTAAATGCATTTAAAAAAAGGAGGCGGTGATGGTACTAACGAAAGAGCAACGTCATGCACTGTTGCGTGTGTGGCAACGTGGTGGATCAGACTTGAGTTACTTGCAGTTTAGGCGTAGTGTTGAGTCTGGTTTTTGTATGGATGGCGCAGTCGTAGTGCCGTGGTGTGGTATGTGGCTCGCCATTGAGACTGATGGGTATACCCATAGCTAAAGAGGAGTAAGTGATGGACAAAAAGCAACAAGTAATTTCAGCCCTCATGCGGAAGATCGAGAACTGTCGGTCTGAGGCAAAGTACTATTATGAAAAGGCAGAATCTGATCCTGAGTCATCTGAATCTGCTACTTGGAAAGTGTTGCAGGGATACATGGAAGGTCGTGCATCTGCCTTTCAATGGGCACTTGATACTATTACGGAGGAGTTGTGATGAGCAGACCTATACATGAGATAGCGCGTGACGTTAACGCTACGTGGTCGAAGGTGTCACCGTATGCACAGCCATACCTTGACGCCATGCAGTACCTGACTAGCATTGACGATGACTATTACCTTGACAGTGGTAGGAGTGTGGTGCTTTACTTTCTATCGAACGCTGCCTCGTGGCGTGGTGATGATGCGAGGCGTATCAAGAAGGAGTTAAAGGAGATGTTATGAGGGAAAAAGTAGAGGAGTCGTTGTATTCAAAGATGCAACCAACGTGGATGCATAGTGAATGTGGACGCTTGGATGCGAGACTAGCGATAGTGGATCCAATGAAGGAGTGCGCTAGACGTTCAAGAAGAAAACGATTCAAGGTAGTTCTTTACTTTGATGGATCATTTAGCCATCAGTTTTATTTGGATACTATCGAAGATGGACACTATGCTATGCGTAGATACGTGGAGAAAAAGTTATGAGTGTACTTACTGATGCACGAGATGCAGTGGGTGGACTAGCTAACCCAAGCAAGGTTCCGTGCAGATCCACATCAACACCAGCGGAGAACTGTCACACTGGTTCCAAGCTCATGAAGGTGAAGGGGTCTGTGTGTGAGGACTGCTATGCTTGCAAGGGTAACTATGTTTTTCCTAATGTAAAGAAGGCGTTGAAGCGTAGACTTGATGCTCTTTCTCATCCTGATTGGGTGGAGAACATGGCGATAGCTATCAACAAAGCGCCATACTTTAGGTGGCATGACTCGGGTGACATCCAAGGTGTGTGGCATTTGTCTAACATCGTGGAGGTGGCAAGGCGTACACCTGAGACTAAACACTGGTTGCCTACGCGTGAGGCCAAGTACGTGTCGCAGTACAGTGGTGACATTCCGGACAATCTGATTGTGCGTGTGTCTGCTGCGATGGTTGACGGGTCACCACCGAAGAGGTTCAGCTTGACATCAACAGTACACAGGAATAGAATCCCTACTGACTCGTTCGTATGCCCCGCACCCAAGCAGGACAACAAGTGTGGTGAGTGTCGAGCGTGTTGGGATAAAGCAGTACCGAACGTAAGTTACACACATCATTAGGAGGCTAACGATGGGGACAGCTAGTATGTATGGTAATCAGGTGATGGATGTGGAGTTAGACTGTGAGTGGATGTCTATATACGCAACCATTGAGTACACAATCTACAGTGCTGATAACGAGGAGGACTTAGTTGAATTGGTATCAGTTAAATCGCGTGGAGTTGACATCACTAATTGGATCAACACTAGTTATATATTCGATCTTATTTCTGATGAGATAAGCAACGCAGACTACCATCATAGTGATCATGGAGATTAATCATGGCTATCGTGACGATTGAATTAGAAATGGAAATTGATAAAGATTTAGGCATAATCACACTGCCAGAGGTAATAAATTATTTAGAAAATCTTATTGAAAATAACTGCTTAGATTTTAGTGTACAAACTGGAGATGAAGTATGATTGTTCAATTTGATACAGCGTTACCTGAGTATGCCGCACCGGGAGAGCGTCCTGTCTTGCAGGATCTGGTGCGTATCTGTCTTGAGGACAACAACAGAGTGTCCGTATGGGACGGGGAAGAACTGTCTGTGCAGGGATGTAACAACAACCTCAACATCCTGAAGAACTTATCGCAGACTGATATGGATCAGCTAGAGGTGTACGATAAGGACGGTAACTATCGTGGGTTCTTCTCGTTGATATACAACAACGGATCAGAGCATGAGCCTATGATTGTGATCTCTGATTACAGTGCTAACGAGTGGACAGATCGTGTGTACCGCAGGCTCGAGGAAATATACGGAGGATATGAGCTATGAGTTATTACATCAAACCAGTTGATGAGCTAAGACCGGGACGCCTTGCTGTGTACCGTATGGTCAAGAGGCTGCGTGACTTCAAGCCAGAGAACGGTGTTGAATACATGGTGTTCCCAAGTAAGAAGGCAATGAAGACAGCGTTGTTTATTGACTTGTATTGTGGTAAGAATGGTAAGCTAGTCAAGCTCAAAGACAGATCGATGATGAGGTTCTAACATGAGACACGGTATGACGTACGCTCAGATCGCTGAGGTGTTGGGTGTGTCAAGCGAAACAGTACGTAACATTGAGCGTAAAGCGTTATGGAAACTGAAGCGGTCAGGTAAGTTGGACAGGTTCAAGGACTTATTGGATGCACCTGTCGAGGAGTATTACGGTGAAAACTACAGGAGAATCAAGCATGGAAAATGATGAGCAAAGACGACTATCGGTTATAGAAGACTTTGGATTCAGAGACTTAGCACACCTGTGTAAGTTTACAGAGTATCTGTCTGGTGCTAAGTTCATGATTAAAAAGTATGACGATGACACTGTTAAGGTTTTGTATACTGATGGTGACAGTGGGACGATGGAGTTTGGATACTCTGAAATATATGACAGGCACGGGTATCAAATGGAATTGATTGCGTGTAGTTGGTGTGACATAACACCAGAATATATACAAAAAATTAACAGAGTTTTTACTAGACCTGACAAATACCATGATGGTCAGGTGGTCGTGTTTGAAAAACCATGCACTACTGTCTCGTGGGATAGTGATGAGTGGAACGAACGTATGATTAATGCGAAAAAAGACCGAGAAAACAGGTTGTCACAGCAGCGCTGAGTGTGCTACAATCTCTATATAGATAACTAAGTATTACTATTATTAATACTATTACTACTATTACTAATACATAGGAACTACATATGACACGCGAACAAATGATTGAAGAGTTAGTTGAGGATAATCTCTATCATGTTTCACTTATGGAGCTTGTTTATTTTCACAGGCGAAGAGTATCTGATAAGCTACAAGATCTTTCGGATGATGAGTTGCTATCCCAATACAACTCCGTGTTCGGTGATGAGGAGGTAGTACACTGATGACATTCGTAAAGTTACACCAGCAATGTGAGGACTGTGGTTCTAGTGATGCGTTGTCCTACAATGAGGATGGGTCTAGCTACTGTTTTGCTTGTGCTAAGTTTACCCCCTCACCAGAAGCCACAGGAGGCTCTGTGAGCAACATTAAGGAACGAGTAGTACCAGCGGCAGGGTTCGACAAAGCTGCCTTTACAGAGCCATACAGAGGCTTTCAGGACAGGGGGCTGACAGCTACCACCATGTCTGCGTACTCTGCACAGCAGAAAGCAGGTAACATTCTGTTTGGTTATCATGATCCGCAGGGTGAGTTAGTGGCGGTGAAGACTAGGTATCCTGACAAGCAGTTCAAGATTGGTGGGGATTGGAAGAAGGCTGGGTTGTATGGTCAGCACCTGTTCCCTACTGGTGGTCAATACATAACCGTAGTGGAGGGAGAGTTCGATGCGCTGGCATCCTATCAAATGTTCGGTGGTAAGTATCCTGTTGTGTCTATTCGTAATGGTGCCCAAGGTGCTGCTGCTGACTGCCGCAGAGCCTATGACTTCCTTGACCAGTACGACCACATCATATTCTGCTTTGACAACGACGATCACGGCAGGTCGGCTGCTCTAGAGTGTGCTGATATCTTTGGTGGTAAAGCTAGGATCTTCCATCATGGTGAGCACAAGGATGCATCTGATTACCTAGTCAACGGTGACAAGGAAGACTTTGTTAAGCGGTGGTGGGCAGCGAAGACGTACACACCTGATGGTATGGTGATGCTGGGTTCTCTGCGTGAATCGCTGAAGAAACCATTGGAAGAAGCAGAAGTACGCTACCCATACAAGGGACTAGATGACATGACGTTTGGGATCAGACCGACTGAGCTAGTCACCATCTGTGCTGGCTCTGGTCTGGGTAAGTCTACGTTCATGCGTGAGCTAGTCTTCTCCATACTCAGTCAGACCAACGACAGGGTAGGGCTGGCGTTCCTTGAAGAGACACCTGATCGTACTGCTCGTGGTCTGGTGGGACTACAGATCAACAAGCCGATACACCTACCGGGCTGTGACTACTCACCATCAGAAGTAGACAGGGTATTCGACAGCCTCAACCTTGATGATCGTGTGGTACTGTGGGATACGTTTGGTTCCAACAAGATAGAGAACGTACTGGCACGGTTCAGATACCAGATCAAGGTACTAGGTGTGCAGTACATTGTGCTTGATCACATATCCATACTGGTATCAGATCAGGACAACGGTGATGAGCGCAAGGCTATTGACGAGATCATGACGAAGCTACGTATGTTCTGTCAGGAGATGCGTGTGTCCATGTTCATCGTGTCACACCTGCGTAGACCTGAAGGCAAGGGACATGAGGACGGTGCATACACCAGCCTTGGTCAGTTGCGTGGCAGTGCAGCTATTGCACAACTGAGTGACATTGTGTTAGGATTAGAACGTAACGCACAAGCAGAAGATCCTATGGTACGTAACACCACCAACGTGCGTGTACTGAAGAACAGGTTCAGCGGTATGACAGGACCAGCCACATCGCTGATGTACAACAAGGACACGGGGAGACTATCAGAGGTATTTGAATGAGGTGTGTTGCTTGCGATAAGATAATGACAGACTATGAACT